TTGAATATGCTCCTTATGTTGCTTTCGGGACGGGGCTTTATGGACCAAATAAACAAGCAATTGTTATTACGCCAGTTCAAGCAAAATGTTTACATTTTATCTGGCAAGGCGAAGAGATATTTGCTAAGAAGGTGGTAGTTGAGGGAATGCATCCTAACCCTTATCATGAAAGAGCAATGGAAAAAGGGGAAAGCAGAGTTGATGAATTTATTGCCAGAGCTTTAAAAGAAACAGAAAAAGGAGTTTGAAATGGAAGAAAAATATTTTAGCGAAGCCTTAAATGAAATATTAAATGCTATTCAAATTAAGCTGGAGTCCGCTATTCAAGATGGCGAATTATTGCAAGATGTAAAAACTATAGTAAGGGGAGATAGAACTACTGCTAAACCAGTTACTCCTGCTATCTGGATATTTTCAGGGGTAGCAGTTCCTATGCCTGGTTCATACCATACTATAGTAGAAAGATGGGAATTAGATATACAATTAATCAGTGTTGTTTATAACACTAATACCGAAGAAGGTTATAAGGAAGCGAATGATGTTATAGCCAGGGCGAAAAGAATATTATTGGCTGATAGAACTTTAGGATTTGGACATGGAACATTTTTTCAAGATATTAGGAGCAAGGAATTTGATTGTTCTAATCCTGCCTTTGTGAAAGGCAATTTTTATAGTGCGATATATACGGTAGTAGTAACTTTTTGTATAAGAGAATAGATAAGAAAGGAGTTGATTAAAAAATGACTGAACCAAGAAGATATGCTGGATTTTGTGAAGAAGGTAGTTATAACCCAAGCACTGCTCCAGATGCAAAATTTCATATTGATATTGCTTCAGCTTCGCTTGATTCACCATCTGACCCTAATTTATATCTTGAGGGGGGACTGAGTAGGGGTAGAAAGATAGTTAGACCAGGTTATTATGCTCCATCGGGGAATATTGTTTATCCCATTGATATTCGTTCTATTGGATATTTCTTAAAGTGGACATTGGGTAACTATAAATTTACCGAAGAAACTGGAACTAATACTCATGAAATATGGGCTTCAGAAGATACGGTATTACCATCCTATACTGTAAGATTAGGGAAAGATTATTTCGAACATGTTTTTAGAGGATGTGTAATGAATAGTCTGGAATTAGTAATAGAGGATAATTTTATATTTGCTACCTTAGATATTGTTGCGGCTAAAGATACTAAAGATGATTTAAAAGAAATAGCTAATTTAACATTATTTAATGAACATAATTTATCCTTTGTTGATGCTTCTTTAACTTTAGGGAGTGTTAATTATAATTGCAAAATTAAGGGAATGACCATAACCATCTCTAATGGAGCTGATGCTGAATCGGGAAAGGGGATAGGTTCAAGACATCCTTGTAGGATTCCAGTAGGAGCAAGGAATATTGATGTGAAAGGTAATCTTTGGTTTGAGAATGCTTCTGAATATGCTAAATTCTGGGGAGCAGTAGGTGGGGTAAGTGCCTCTGGAAGTTCTACTGAAGCAATGATAGTTACAATTGATTCGGGAACTGATGGTAGTATAGAGTTGAATTTACCGAAATTTATGTATACCGACTTAAAGACTTCTCCTTCTGGAAGGGCTGAAATTGTGCAGGCGTTTAGTGGAATTGCTTTATTGGGCGATATTATCCTGAAGGACGAAGAAACTGAAATAGAATCTGAATTACTGATAACCTTGCTTAATAATAATGGAGATATGGATGACGATATTGTATCTTAAGGAGAGAAGATATGGAAAATAAAATTTCAATTAAAGAACAAGTTCTTAAAGGAAAAAATTATACAAAAAAAATATTCATTAAGGAGTTTGGTGGGGAAATAGAAATTAGACCATTAACCGAAGAAGAATGGACAGTAATTAGTGCCAGGGCAATAAGTGCCACGAAAATTGATTTTACCCCCAAAATGAATAAAAATGGCGAAATAGATAAAGAAAAAACTATAGAAACAATAAAATATAATTTTGATTTAGAATTGCTTCAGAAAGCGGATTTTGAAAAGAATATATTGACCTGTAAATATGGCATAGTCGAAGAAGGATTGACAGAACAAGAATTAAGACAGATTTCCCCACCAGGCGTAATTGAAAAAATTGCTAATGAAATCTATAAAATTAGTGGAGTTGGAGAGGAGCAGTTGAAGGCTTTACAATTTTTTCGCAAATAGCGATATGGGACAGGAGATAATTGCTTTTCATATTGCGGGAATTCCTTTTGTGAAAAGATTTCAAGATCTTACTTTAACTCAGAAAATATTTATTGAACTGGCTTATGAAAAATATTATAAAAACATACAAAAAGATACTAACTTAGAAGAAGATAAATATGCTAAAGCAAGAGAAATGGCCAGAAAGAAGGTGAATAAGTATTGGCAGGAGTAATGGAAATAATAATTAAAGCAATAGACCAGGTTACTCCAGTAATGAATACAATAAAAGGGAATACTGGAGGGGTAACTTCCTTTATGGAGGCTAACTGGAAAAAGGTGGGAGTAGCTACCGCAGGGGCAGCTGCCGCTATTGAAGGGTTGGCCAGGGCAAATGCTCCCCTGATAGAAACAACCAGAAGAGTATCTGATTATATAGGGATAACTGAGGGAGAGATGAAAAAATTAGTAGTTGCTACTTCCAATGCTACTTTTCCTTTAAAAGATGTTCTTGGCCTGATGGAATTAGGAACTATACAAGGGCTGGAAAGTGCGGATGCTTTAAAAGAATATGCTGAATTTTGGGATATGGTTAGTGATGCTACTGGAGAAAGTTCAACTGTTTTAGCGGAAGCGGCAGTTTCTCTAAAAGCTTTAGGAATTTCTGCAGGAGAGGAAGGAGAGGCTTTATCTGCCTTTGGATTCATTCAAAAGAATACCACTATGGAAATCGGGGAATTCATTAATTCTATTGGACGGCTTGCCCCAGAGATGAAGGAAATGGGAATGGGTATTAATGATGCGGCAACTATTATGGGAATTTTACAGCAAGAATTTGGGATGACTTCTCGTGTGGCTATACAGGAATTCAGAACTGCAGTTAATAGTTCAGAGGGGGATATGAATAAACTAAAAGAATCTTTAGGAATAACTTCTGAAATGTTTGATACTTATTCTCAGAAAGTCAGTGAGAGTTCAACTGTAATAGAGGAGAATGCTAAAAGAAATAATGAATTATTTACTCCGCTGCAAAAAATACAACATCTGTTTAATGAACTCAAATATTCTGCCAGTGGGTATATTGAATCGTTAGCTCAATTTGCTCCTGCTCTTATAGCTGTAGGTCCGGCTATGAAAGGAATTGCAGTAGCGGGGAATCTGGTGTCAAAAGGACTTGGTCAGATTCCTTCAATGTTGTCCGGTATTGTATCTGGATTTAAAACCTTGGGTGGTTTATTAGTAGCGAACCCTTGGGTAATTGCTATTATGGCTATCGTCGCTGCAATTGTTTTGATATATGAAAACTGGGATAAAGTCGTAGGTCTATTCAAGGCGACGTGGGAGGTAATTACAGGAATATTTAATACCCTAAAAGAAAGTATTGGAGGAGCCTTAAAAAACATTTGGGAAACTGTTCAGAATGTGTTTGGAAGTATCCTTGATTTTTTAGTTGACTTCTTTAAGAATCTTGGGTCATCTATTGTTAATCCCTTTGGTTTCTTAGTTGAACAGCTTAGTAATATCTTTCCTGCTCTAAAAGAATCCGTTACTGCTGTGTTCGAGTCTCTTGGGAACTTTATGGCTGAAAAGATGGGATGGATTGTTGAAAAGTGTCTAAGTGTTTGGGACGGTTTTGTTGATAGACTAAAAGGAGTTTGGGCAGGACTGACCGATGCTCTAAAGGGTTTTGTTAATATATTTGTCGATGCTATCAACTGGATTATTGGGACTCTGAATAAGCTAAGAATTGAAATACCCAAATGGGTCCCGAAGTTTGGTGGAGAAGTTTTTGGGTTTAATATTCCTAAGATTCCCAGACTTCATGATGGGGGAACATTTAGAAGTCCTATTCCCGGTGGAGAAGGATTGGCTTTATTGAGGGACAAGGAAACAATCAGAACTCCAGAACAGGAAAAAGCCCTACAATCGGGAGCAAGTATTGTTATTAGTCAAGGTGCAATTGTAATCAATACCCAGAGATTAGATGATAGAGAAATCAATCGTGTTGGAGATAAATTAAT